AAAAGTTCTTTACATAAGTTCAAAGGTCCCTTTACAATTTGAAAGATGGGGTTATCAAAAAGAATTTTTGCCGTTAGGTGAACAATGGTTTATTAATGAGTTTAAAAAGTATTTTAAGACAACAAAAGTACCAAGCGTGATAGATAATAGATTAAAAAGAAAATTTATAGTTAAATATTTAAATCACGAGTCGGCTTCGTTTGAAATACTACAAGAAACTTTCAAACAAAATTTTTTCAATTTAGAGATAGATAAAATTTTAAATCAAGATTACAACTTTTATCTATCTTTATGCAACTTCTTACAAATAAGTCCCATCAAGGAAAAAAAATTCAATTTGATTATATCTAATTACTTAGAAAAACAATGGAAAAGATTTTAATTGATTGGCTATCACAGTATGTTGGAACTGAGATAAAATTAGAAACACGTTTTTGTGATCTACATTATGATATTTTTGATGAAGCAGTTACAGTTGATTATATACAAAAGAATTTCGATATCAACGTTAACACACACGAATCTTGGTTTGATACAGTCCAAAGTTTAGTAGATGAGATTTCCGCCCGCTCCGGTACACATGTACGCTAAAAGAAGTACACAAGTGTTAAATTTTGAGTACGACGATACCAATCAAATTACCTACAAGTTTAACAGTTTAGGTTATAGATCTCAAGAATTTGATCATGATAATTTTATTTTATTATTAGGAAATAGTATTACATTTGGTATGGGACTAGATGTAGAAAATACATTTGGTTATTTGTTGGAGCAAAGATTAAATACTCCGGTTTACAACTGCGCATGGGGAGCATATGGGCATACCAACCATGAACAGTTAGAATTTTGCAAGCAAGTGCTAGATATGTCAAAGCCTCAACTAATTGTATGGCAGATCAACAATTTAAATCGGCAAAGAATTGATGGTAATATTTGTTTTCAAAATAATAATGAGTTAGTGATTGAAAAATATCACGATTTTATAAATGATGCCAAATTGCTACTTACGGATATTCCTCATGTGTTTGTGCATTGGGATAATGAAAATTATAATGTTGATCTATCATATTGTTTAATTTATAATAAGTATCATGTTGACTCAACAAATATCAAATCAGTGCCCACATTTGGAATAAGAAGTCATAAACTTATAGCAGAAAAACTTTTTCTAACAATCAATGAAAGATTATAATCCAGAAATACAACGACTGTTTTTAGAGATGATGTTGGAAGACGCCGAAACATATGTGCGTGTTCAAAACATCTATAACGCAGAAAACTTTGATCGCAGCTTGAGAGAAGCAGCTCGATTTATCAAAAAGCACAGCGACGATCACAAAACACTGCCCACTAGAGAACAGATACAGGCTGCAACCAGTGTAGAACTTAGAACAGTTCCTGATCTCAGAGAAGGACACTATGATTGGTTCTTGACTGAATTTGAAGGATTCAGTCGCAAACAAGAACTGGAGCGAGCCATTCTAAAAGCAGCTGACATGATTGAACAGGGCAACTTTGATCCTGTAGAAAAATTGATCAAGGACGCTGTACAAATCAGTTTGACCAAAGACATGGGTACGGATTATTTTGAAGATCCTAGAGCCAGATTGATGAAGATTAAATCTAACAACGGGCAAGTGAGCACAGGTTGGCCCACCATGGATCAACGCTTGTTTGGCGGCATGAACCGAGGCGAGCTTAATATCTTTGCTGGTGGATCAGGTTCAGGTAAAAGTTTGTTTATGCAGAACATTGCAATCAACTGGATCACAGCCGGACTAAATGGTGTGTTCCTTACACTGGAACTCAGTGAAGAATTATGTGCTATGCGTATGGATGCCATGGTTGCAAACTGTAGTACAAAAGAAATCTTCCGGGATTTGGACACATTAGAAATGAAGATACGCATGGTAGGCAAAAAGTCTGGCAAGTTGCGTATCAAATACATGCCAGCACAGAGCAATGTGAATCACATTCGTGCCTATCTCAAAGAACTAGAAATACAGACAGGACAAAAGACAGATTTTATCATGGTGATTTGTTTGTGAAAGACAAATATGTTAGTGAAGAACTACGTAACCTAGCTCGAGAATTCAACATACTGATGATCACTGCATCGCAGTTGAATAGATCGGCTGTGGAAGAAATTGAGTTTGATCATAGTCATATCTCGGGCGGTATCAGTAAAATTAACACAGCAGATAATGTGTTTGGTATCTTTACAAGCAGAGCCATGCGAGAACGTGGTAGATATCAGATACAGTTGATGAAAACTCGTAGTTCAAGTGGTGTAGGACAAAAAGTGGATCTTGAATTCAACATTGAAAGCCTACGCATTACAGATCCAGGTGAAGATGCACAAAGCGAAAACGGTGGGTCAGGATTCCGCACAAGCAGTCAGATCATGGATCAGATTAAGACTACTGCAACAACCAGTAGTCCCATGATTGCAGCCAAGCCCAAGCCAGGATTTGAATTAGAGAAATCAGTACAGGCCAACGTTGACAGCACAAAACTCAAACAAATGCTTGCAAGTCTAAAAACTAAAACCGAATAAATATCTAATAACGGAGTAGATTTTGCAAAAACGCACTCGTAGTATTCTTGACGAACTAGCCCATATGCCGGTCGGCCGAGACAGGGAAAATCTTGTGGAAAGTCGTGCTGGGCATGTAATTCAGGGTGCAATAAACTTGATCAATTACATCAAAGAAAACTACGATAGTGAACAAGCAGCGGAACTAGAGCGTAGATTGCTCAACAGTATTAGAGCCCAAGATCCTGCAAAATTTGCCCGAGGAGTTAGGAGATTTAGACGTGAAGATTAACGAAATAGTGAATGAGGGTTTAGTATCCAGTTTTGCAAAGGGACTGCTACCAGAGCCAGTGCAAAGAGTAATGGATACCCCATATCGAGCAGGTCCAGAAGATTATAATTACATGAGTCGATCTCAGGATGCTGTGGATCAGGCCAAACAGTTGGCCAGCAAGCATGGTATCAATCCTGCCACTCCACAGTTACGAAATAAATTGCCCAATAAGTTAAACTATATTAGTTATCTTTCGCAGTATGATCTAGCTGATCATATCAACGATTTAGATGATGCTACCAAACAAGAGTTGATCAAAGCGTTACCACCACCAAAGCCATGAAAAAATTAAACGAAGGCGGCAACATCTTTAAAACACCCAATGGTGAACCACTAACACAACGTATCAACCGTGATGATGTGCCAGCAACAATCAAATGGTTAGAATCTCAAACCAATATTCAATTTCCTACAGAGACATGGTTAGGTACCACTGGTCGCAAAAGTTCTTCGGGTGATTTAGACTTGGCTGTAGATGAAACAAAAACTACCAAAGAAGACTTGATCAAGGTTCTACTTGCAGCAGGCGTAGACGCCAAGCATATTAAAAAATCCGGTGACAGTGTACATGTGCAAACACCCATAGCTGGCGATCCTAAAAATGGATTCGTACAGGCAGACTTGATGTTTGGAGATCCTGGCTGGCAAGCATTCAGCATGGCAGGTGCGCCAGAAGAAAGCAAGCTGACAGGCATGAGTCGTCATGTGATCTTGGCCAGTATTGTGTCAGCATTGCACCCCGGACTCAAATGGAGTTACAAACACGGCCTAGTCGATCGTGTCACAAACACCACCGTGGAAGATGGCAAAAGTGCCAAGAAATTGAGCGACCTGACTGGTATTCCTGTGGGCAAACTCAACACCGCAGATGACATACTTGACGCTGTCAGTAAAAGACCCAACTACGAACAACTGATAGCAGCCGCTAGAGAAACACTGGCCAAGAGTGACATACAATTGCCCGAAGCTGCACCTGCACCTGGCACTGCTGCTTGGTTTAGAAGATACACAAACAAGTTGCAATAATGTTATTAGAATTTATTACAACCCTAACAGAAGGCATACGCACTCCGCATCCAGAGGATTTTATTCTCAACGGTAGTCAAGCAGCCACGGATGCCATAGATGGCATGTTGTCGGCAGTGTCAAATCCTAACCTGGTCAGCATCAAATGGGATGGCAGTCCAGCTATCATATTTGGGCGCAGGCCTGCAGATGGCCTTTTTACCATGAACTACAAAGAGTACATTGGATTGCCTGGTGGGCAGGTCACATCTGCTCAAGAACTGGCCAACTTCTTTGCACAAAATCAAAAAAACATGGATGTGGGACAAAAGTTGGCCAACATGTTTGATGCTGTGTCTTCAATTGTACCAAGTAATTTTACAGGTTTTGTACAAGGTGATGTCATGTGGACTGAACCAGTGGCTGAACAGCAAGGCTACTACGTGTTCCAAGCCAATCCCTACGGTGTTACTTACAGAGTCAAATCTGATAGCGCAGTTGGCAAAGGAATAAAAGGAAGACCGTTTGGACTGGCTGTACATACTTATGGCACAGATGTTGAACGAACTACCAAAGGTACAGAAATACAAAACAAAACATCTCTGCAGGGTCTAGGCGGATTGAGTGGTACCAATCAAAATATCACTGTGCTCACAGGCAATATGGGCAACAAATTTCGACTCAAAGAACCAGTGCAACAAACACGGGCAGCTAGAGCTGCTGTGCAAAATTTTGCATCTGCAAATGGTGATGCTTTTTTATCCAGTCTCACCCAATCCACAGTCAGCAAACTGCAAACCTACTATAATAGAAAATACACCGGACAAGCAGCGGATGGCAATTGGTTACAAAACAACTTGACGGCACCGCAGTTCAAGTTGGTTGCAGCCGAAGAAAACAGGCCCGTAATGGCTGCCATGGACGCAGCTTACGTGGCCATATACAATCTAAAACTGGCTATATTATCTCAACTGGAACCACAGGTGGGCGGTGTAGAGCAGTACGTGGGTGATGTGCCCAAGGGCGAAGGATTTGTAATCAACACACCCAGCGGGTTTATTAAGTTGGTAAATCGTGGTGTATTTTCCACTGCAAATGTGCAAGGAAGATTGTAATTTTTTTGCTTTGGTATAAATATTAACATGCGGTAAACGCAAATATTTAAGGAGAAACAAAATGGCAATCGGAGTAACAAGAGTTCACGGTGACTCACAAGCAGTTGTAAACGTTGGTGATAGCATTACACAAAACGCTAATGCAGTTATTATTAACACTGGTATCGCAAGTCCAATTAGTGCAATCAAAGTTCTTGCAGTTACAGGTAACCTAGCAGCTGAATTAGGCAGTCCTAATAATGATGGTAAGGCATCAGCAGTTGAAACTTTGTTAAAGACAATCGCAGCAAACGCAAGTATTTTAGCATATCAAGTTGACAACAACACAGCTAACGTTCAGTTAAGCGTGATTGTAGAACGAAGCGGTTGGGGGTCTGACCTACAGCTACAAACAGCAGTACGAGCATTAGGTTCAAACATTGGTGCTTTTGGTGTTGTTAACATGAGTGCAGCAGCAGTTACAACCACAAGCGGTATCAAGATTGCTTAATTGATTATGTGATCTGGAAAAAGCAGCCGAGGCTGCTTTTTTTATGACCGCCATAAATATCTACAGCGAAAGCAAAATTTTAGGAGAAACAAAATGGCAATTGGAATTGATCGTAGCGCAGGCTACAACTATGCAGGTTTAACAGGTGTTCTAAACGGTATTCAATACACCGAAGTTGGTCAAAGTGTTGTATTTTATATTGTTGCAGCCGGTGTAAACTTGAGTGCAGAAGATGACGCGGCTAATGAAGCTTTTGAAGCAATCATTCAGGTGTTTCCGCCGGTATTAGCATATTTTGCACATGCAACGTCAGGCGCTATCAGCCTATGCTGCGACGGTGTCAACGCACCAGATGCAAGTGTTCTACAAACAGCTATCCAAGCAATTGGAACTCGCAAAGGTTCAGTTAACCTAGGTAGCGCAACTGTTACCAATGGTACAAGTTTTGTAGTAGCTTGATTTCCTTTACCAGGAAAAAAAAGGCAGACTGGTTCTGCCTTTTTTTATGCTATAAATATCTACATGCGCTTTTATACCGGGATAACATTGGTTGATATAACTGCTACAGGAGTGATACGTTACTCCAGTGACAACGAAATCAAACGCAATCAACAGCGAAATTGGGAAACAGTGCTGCAATGCATTGGCATCAAATCGCAGCCGGTTGTTATTGAAGGACCCTACAGCAGCACATTTGACATCGACAACACCAGCTACTTTCCGGACATATACTTCGGCAAACAACGTGTTTGGTTTTTCTCATTTGCAGTAGAGCACGAAGATGTCTTTTTGGTTGATGATGATCCTGTGGCTGGTCTGGATCAGGTGTTTGCCAAGGTGCCAATTATCTGTGGACTAGAAGAAACAGCTAGATTTATGTTACCAATTTTTTATCCTTATGGTGCAATAAAAAACATATATTTTATAAAAGGCAGAATCAACTTAAATACTGTCTAAACACAGGCACATTTAAGGCACCTTTTTCATGGCACACAATCCAGGCAACACTACAGAACCCTCTATTTTATATGGAAGACTAAGATGGCAGCAAGCGAAAGAGCCAGCCTTGAAGCGCATGTGGATTTATGCGCCGAAAGATACAAGGCATTGGAAGACAAACTAGACAAACTGGAACAGCGTATGCATACGATGGAAGAA